TATGATGGTATGAGAATCCAAATTCATAAGATTGATGATAAGGTCAAAATTTATTCTTATAACGAAAAGGACATTACTGATAAGTGTCCCGGCCAAGTAAAGGAAATGAAGCAGAAACAATACGGTGACTGTATTCTTGACGCTGAACTCATTTTATTTGATGAAGATGAACCACTCCATAGAGCAGATACTATCGCTCATGTGTTCAAAGGTAAATACCCAAACGCCACACTAAGAGCGCACGTTTTCGATATTATGCGACATGAAAATAGGTCGTTGGTTGAAGAACCTTTTGAGGATAGAATTACTATTCTTTTCAACAATTACTCTTCCCGCTCCTCAACAGAGGTAGCATTTCCATCTAAGAAAGATACTAGAATGGCTGATAATATTAAAGACGTTGAATCTTATTCAAAAGAAATTATGGAAATGCCTACATCTGAAGGCGTAGTCATTAAGGATGCTACCTCAACTTATTATATTGGAACAAGAAAGAATCCAAAATGGATTAAATGGAAGAAATTTGTTGATTTGGACTTGATTGTTCTTGATGTTAAGAAGACCAAGAGCAATCTGTATTCATATACGCTCGGCGCAGGGCCGACAGAAGGCGAGGGCAAGCACTTCAGGGAGATTGAAGGCAAGATTTACATGGACGTAGGTAAGGCCCTTAACACCAAAATTTCTGCTAAGGTAGGCGACATCATTCGTGTGAAAGTTGACGAAGTAAAGCCTGCGGGAGATAGATACACAGTTTTCTCAGCAAAGGTAATTGAAATCCCTGAAGTGGAAGCACCTGATAAAATTGTAACTTTAGATATGTTATCACAGGACACTAAAAAATCATTAAACTATGATGTGAGTGCTTTAGAAAAAGGCATCAAAGTTACTGACTTCATTCACGGAGAGGCTACACTAATCATTAAATCAGATTATGATGGTTTCACTATCTATGGTTTTGAAGAATCTAACCTAATGTCAAAGAATGCTATTGCAGACTTAGATATGTGGAAAGCGCAAGCCGAAGAAATTATGAAAACAAAACAAGCAAGACTTACCGTGTCTATCATCAATTTCTTAAAAGAGCAAGGTCCAAAAACAGTTAGAGAACTACACAATTTCTTAAAGAAGAAGAAATCAGAAGAATATGAAGATGTTCTTGAAAGCAAAGAACGTAAGTTGATGACTTGGGCTGAAGAGAGAGATGGTATCAGTTATGATATGTCTAAAAAGAAACTTTTTGCTGAGACAGATAAACTAATCAAATCTGAATATAAAACTCCTGAAGAGTATAGAAAAGGTATGTTTAAGATTTATCTTCGAAAGGATGGTAATTTAGATTTTAGCATTCGACTTGGTGATGAAAACTTAGTTTGGTATATTGAATTACCAAATAAAGATGCAATCTTTGAACTCTTTGGAAAAGCAGGTAAGTTCCCCGCTGAAGTTTCTAAATCTAAAGATAGGGAGGACCTATTGGATGCAGGTGATATTGAATTAGGTGTCCAAAAGGAAGGATA